ATCCGAAACCGAACGCCAGATCCTCGAACTTGAGGAGAACGTCAAGCGACATGACTTGACATGGCAGGAGGAGGTCGCCGCGGTCAAGCGCATCCACCAGTTGTATGTCCGATCTGAGTCGGGCTGGACTCAACAGTCCACCGCCGAGTCCATCGGGATGCAAGGTGGTCTATTGAGCATCATGCTGAAAGTCGCGGAAGCGGTCGAACTCAAAGACCCTATGATCCTCGCCGCGACTGGCTACCGCCCAGCCTACAACATCATCGCCCGGCGGGAGGGCCGTCTAGCTGACGACGCCATGAATGACCTGATGGCACCCGAGATAGTCGAAGCCCCGCTGCAACCAGCAGCCCCCAGCATGACCATGGTGTCAGGGGTTAAGCCAACCGCGAAGCCTGTTCCGAAGCAACCCGAGTCTATCCTATCCGAGAACTTCATGGCATGGGTGAACTCATACACCGGCCAGCCCTTCTCATTCATCCACTGTGATCTCCCCTACGGGATCGGCCTCGACAAGTCCGAGCAGGCTGGCTCCGCAGCGCACGGCGGCTATGCAGACAGCGACGAGGTTTACTGGGACCTATGTACCAGCCTCGCCCATAACCTAGATAAACTCATGACCCAGTCCGGGCACCTGATGTTCTGGGTGTCGAACCGAGTGGACCGCCAATGGCAGACCATGGAGTTCTTCCGAGAACGCGCCCCGTCACTGACGTTCATCCCAGTCCCACTGACTTGGATGAAAACTGACAACAAGGGTATCCTCCCTGATCCGAAGCGAGGCCCCCGTCAAATCACCGAGACTGCGTTGATGGCCAGCCGTGGGGATCGCCATATCATCCGAGCGGTGTCCAATGCTTACGGTGCTCCGACCACGAAGGAGAACCACCAGTCCGAGAAACCGGAGCCAATGCTACGGCACTTCTTCCAGATGTTCGTGGACGAGAACACCCGGATGTTCGACCCTACCTGCGGGTCAGGCTCGGCGCTTCGAGCGGCTGAGTCCCTCGGAGCTAAGCAAGTCCTCGGACTGGAAATCAACCCCGACTACGCAGAGGCTGCCCGGATTGCTCTGCGAAAATCCCGTAACCTCCGAGCATTGGAGAAGAAGTCATGAGACTAAAAGCCAAGCGCAAGTACACCAAACACATCAAGCCAACGGTGGAAGAACCACTCCTGAAAGCAATCGACATGCAGGTCGGCGGCGAGCACTACATGAACATGGCCCTGCAACCGATTGAGTTCATCCTCCATAACGACATGGGCTACATCGAGGGCCGAGTCGTCGAGTACATGGCTCGATGGAAAGCCAAGGGCGGCATCGTGGACCTCCACAAGTCCCGACACCTGCTCGACATCGCAATTGAGTTCTACGAAGAACGGGCCACTGAAGAAGATGAGTGATCGGGAGAGCCTGCTCAATCCATGTATCAAGTCCATTGGTCCGAGCAAAGCCCGGATCATGCTGCTGGGTGAAGCGCCCGGCAAGGACGAGGAATTGACAGGTATCCCATTCGTCGGATACTCGGGGCAGGAGTTAGACCGGATGCTTGAAGAGGCCGGTATCTCCCGCTCCGAGTGTTACCTCACGAACGTCCTCTGGACCCGGCCACCTGACAACAAACTTCAGGAGAAGTTCTGTGTCAAGAAGAAAGAGTGTGGCCATCAGTTGCCTCCATTATCGCAGGGCCGGTATCTCCACCCAGATCTACTTCCCGAACTCGACCGACTTCGGCAGGAGATTCTATCGGTCCAGCCTAACCTTATCGTGGCCCTCGGTAATACTGCGCTGTGGGCCACTCTTGGAGTGTCTGGTATTACGAAGCTTAGAGGCACGGTCGCCCTGTCCCCTTACGGCTATGGCAAAGTTCTACCTACCTACCACCCAGCAGCTCTCCGCGATTGGAGTCTCCGACCTATCATTGTAGCTGACCTCATGAAGGCGAGGAGAGAATCTCTCTTTCCCGAGATCCGCCGTCCCGCGAGGGTCGGCCACATCCACCCTACAATTGGGGAAGTCAGAGCCTGGGCACCCACGGCTAAAAGTGCGCGACTGCTGAGCATCGACACCGAGACCCGGCAGAAGTTGATCTCGTGTATCTCCTTCAGCGCCGACCCCGATCATGCCTTTGTGATCCCATTCCTAGCGTGGCGGAAACCCAATCACTCCTACTGGAGTGTCGAGGAAGAAGTCGAAGTCCGCAAGATCATGCAATCCGTACTCGCATCGCCCGTTCCGAAGCTTTTCCAGAACGGCCTCTACGACATCCAGTACCTACTACGGGAGAGGTTCAAACTATGGAATATCTCCGAAGATACAATGCTAATCCAGCACGCACTGTACCCGGAAATGCCCAAATCCCTAGGATTTCTAGGCAGCATCCACACCAACGAAGCAGCCTGGAAACTGATGCGGACTCGGGGCGAGGACAAACTCAAATTGGAGGAATCAGAATGAACTTGAAAGACTTCTTAACCCCCGGAGGTATCATCCGACTGGGGAGGCGCAAGGTCATCATCGAGTCTCCATTCCACGGGGAGACCAAAGAGGACATAGCTGCCAACGTTGCATACGCTCGGAGTTGTTGTGCCCACTCATTCGGTCAGGGAGAGGACCCATTCGCGAGTCATCTGTTCTATCCCCAGTTCCTGCTCGACTCCGACCCTGAACTCCGCCAGCTCGGCATAGCCCTAGGCTATGACAAATGGCACACCGCTGATGAGGTCGTGTTCTATGTGGACCGGGGGTTCAGCCCCGGCATGAAGAACGCCCTCGTCAAAGCCGCATCCGAGAAGAAACTCTTTAGCATACGGACACTTCCAGTTGCCAATAATCGAGACGTCCAACCTAAAGCCTGACGACCTCAACCCTGACGACAGACTCCAGGTCTATTGCGGCCTTGATACCTGCGTCACCCTTGAAGTCCACGGCCAGATCGAGCGTGAACTCCGGGAGTCCAACGATCCGGGGCCAGCGCTGGTGTATCAATTCGAGCGGGGTATGCAGGCCCCAGCTCTCGACCTGATGACTCGGGGGTTCCGGGTCGATCCTTACGAGCGCAGGGCCGCCATAGAGTCCCTGCAAAAGCGGTTGCTGAGGGTGAATTCAATACTGCAGAAATACGCCCAGGCGGTGTGGAAGCAGCCACTTAATCCTAACAGCCCCGCCCAACTCAAGGCTTTTTTCTACGGCCCGGCGGGACTAGGACTCCCCGAGGTTTATCTCAACTTCAAGGGCGTCCGCCGGGTCTCAACCAATCGGGAGGCTATGGAGAAGCTGCTAGCTTACTTCTATGCCATCCCTATCATCAACGCGGTCCTAGCCGCGAAGGACATCAGCAAAAAAATCTCCGTCCTTCAATCCGAGGTTGACCCCGATGGCAGACTCCGAACATCCTACAATGTGGCAGGTACTGAAACAGGGCGGTGGTCCTCAAGTGGGAACGTTTGGGGCGGAGGTACTAATCTCCAGAATATCACCGCTGAACTCCGACGGGTATTCATCGCTGACCCAGGGTTCAAGCTATGCAATCTTGATCTGCAACAGGCCGAAAGTTGGATTGTTGGTCTGCTCGTGTGGCAGGCCGTGGGCGATCCAAGCTACCTCGTGGCCTGCGAGTCCGGCGACCTTCACACTACTGTCGCTAAGCTCGTCTGGCCGGATATAGTCAAACCCTCACCAGGAGTCCCCGATGTCAAGTCCGCTGCAGAGCAAGTTTTCTATCGTCAATTCACATACCGAGACATGGCTAAGCGAGGAGGCCATGCTACGAACTATTATGGGACGGCAAGAACAGTGGCCCGTCACCTTAAGGTTGACGAGCGAGTTATCGCTGATTTTCAAGGGGCATACTTTAGGGCTTTCCCCGGCATCCCGCAGTGGCATGGTTGGACTTCTCGTGAAATCGGGCTCAACCAGTGTCTTACAACCCCCTTGGGCCGGCGTAGACATTTCTTTGGACGCCCTGGAGATGACGCAACACTTCGAGAAGCAATCGCGTATAGCCCTCAATCAACTGTTGGAGACCTACTCAACACGGCCCTCTGGCGGGTCTGGCGGTGGCTCCCCGAAGTGAAGCTACTGGCGCAGGTCCACGACTCGATTGTGTTTCAGTACCCGGAAGGCCACGAGGAGCTGCTGGTGAAGGCGATGGAGCTGTGTAGCATCCCCATTACTGCCGCCGGTCGTACCATCCTCATCCCCAACGAGTGCAAGATCGGGTGGAACTGGGCCGACTCCACAATCAGAACCTCCCGTGGGCAGACTATCAAGAACCCCAACGGACTCGTTAAATGGAAGCCCGGTACTGCTGATGTCCGAACCCGAGTCTCAGGACTGGATCGAGTTATTTCTGACGGCAACTGAAGGCATACCCTCACCGCCGATCTTCAGACTCTGGTCTGCGATTGCTGCGGTTGGTGGTGCCCTCGAACGCCGTGTGTGGCTCGAGTCCGCACAGGGGAAACTGTATCCGAACCTCTATATCATGCTGATTAGCAACCCCGGCGTGGGCAAGACCCAAGCCATCAGCCGAGTCGACACACTCTGGAGACAAACCCGTGAACTCAAAGTTGCCCCTCATGATGTCACGAAAGCTGCTTTCATTGACGCGCTTAAAAACGCTGCTAGACGAATCATCAAATCTGAGTCCGCGATCATCGAGTACCATACGCTCTTGGTGGCAGCGGATGAACTTGGAGTCTTCATTCCCGCCTACGATCTCGACTTTCTATCGTCCCTCAACCGGATATACGATAATCCTGACGTACACCAGCAGAACCGGCGCGGGTTTGGCGACGAACAGATTGATATTATCAACCCGCAGCTTACAATCTTGGGAGGAGTCCAGCCCGCCTATCTCGCACAACTCCTTCCTGAGGCAGCGTGGGGTCAGGGATTTATGAGCCGGATGCTGATGGTGTATTCGGCCCTCCCGGTCAAGACCAAACTCTTCGAGCGAGCGGCATTTGATCGGTACACAAGGCTTCATGTGCCGCTGCTCCTGGGGATGAAGGCCATGCTCAAACGCTTCGGGGCTATGCCATTCTCCCCCGAGGCCGAGACTCAGATCGAGCTATGGTACGGCACGGGGATGGAACCAGTCCCCACACATTCCCGACTCGAGCATTACATATCGAGGAGGGTGATCCACGTACTCAAGCTGTCGCTAATTTCCGCTGTCTCCGCCGGTCGGCAGACCATTGAAATGATAGACTTCGAACGTGCCCGTCACTGGCTGCTCGAAGCCGAGCGCATAATGCCCGACATCTTCCGCGAAATGGTCCAGCGCTCCGATGCGCAGGTCATTCAAGAAATGCACTTCTTCGCATGGCAACTCTGGATAACAAGCAAGGCTCCCATACATGAAAGCCGTCTCATTCATTTCCTGCAAAATCGTGTCCCAAGTGAAAAGATCCACCGAGTCATCGAGATCGCCGAGAAAGCCGGTATCTTCGAGAAAATCGCCGGGACCAACTCGTATCGGCCCCGGCCAAAGACAGAGCACGGGATGGAGTAACTGATCCCCCCGCTTTGATTATCAAATGTCC